GCTTCATGGGTGAAAGTGCTGATTTTAAAAAACGAATGGAAGATCTGTGGTCAAGAGTAATTGTGGATAAATATCTATCTTTTGGATATATACCATATGTTATTTGGGATACTACTGAAATGACTGATCAAGAACGTAATAATGCTCCACCCCTTTATTGGGAATATGAGCCAAAGAACAAGGCAAAGACGATGTTCATTAGTATGGCTAAATGGATATCTATATATGTTGTGATAATTGCAGTGTGGAGGCTTGTGACTATGAAAAAGGACGCACCCTCTGAATTGAATTTCGGAGCTGAATCACCAAAAGCAAATCGTGAATCAAGGACGAATCAAAAAGGACGGAAAAGTTTTACAAAGGCACAAGCACAATCTGGTGGATCTTTAACTTTCGAAATGAATGGTAAGAATCACAATGCTGTGCCAATTAAGGCACAGACTTTTATGACTTATTATCATTCAATTTTGGATGAAGAAGATAAACTAGTTGAGAATGGAACGGAAATGAAGATTCGATGGAAAGGAAATACTGATATTATCAAATTTGATATCTCGATGACACAATCGAGTATTGAAGATGATTTATTATTTATAACTTTTACTTCAAAGAAAATACCTCAATTCCCAGATATTACGAAGAAATTCTGGTCCTTGGAAGATTTTGAGACGTTTGAAGCAACTTCGGCTACTATCAATATTGATAATAGTCCTAAGTATGTTACTGTCGCAAAAGCCAAGAACAAGAACTACTCGTATTTCAAGAGGAAATTTGAGATGAATGAATGTTTGATGTATCGTTACCCAACAATGAAAGGAGATTGTGGATCAACTGTTTCATCCTGCGGACAGCATTATCCAGGTAAAATACTTGGGATGCATGTTGCTGGAGGATCAAGAAATGGTGATTCATTTGGACTCGCTGTTATAGTTACACGTGAAGATATTGAAGATGCTTTGAAGATCAAGACTGATGGAGACTGTGATGCTGATTTTTCTGCTGAGGGACCTGAAATATTGACTGAAGCTCCTAATCTTAAAATGATTAAGGAAATTCCATTAGACGAAATTGTCTATGTTAATAGGGTATCTAAAATTAGAAAATCAGTGATTTCAGAACATTTGCCATGGCCTGCATTGAAGAAGATTCCAATATTGAGCCAGAATGATCCGCGATCTGATGGAATAGACCCAATGGTGAAAGCCTTGAATATTGCATTGGAAGTGAACCATGATGAATCAACAATTGATGATGACTTACTCAAGTCGTGTGCTGAGGCCACACTTGAGAATTATCGACGAAAATTGATTTGGCCTCTTGGAAAGAGACGTTTGACGTTTGAAGAAGCTTTGCAAGGAATCCCTGGAAAGTTATGTTCTATGAAAGTACGAACTTCCGCTGGATTCCCATTGTGTAAAACTACTACAAAACCAGGAAAACGAAATTTCTTTGAGTTTGGAGCTAATGGAGAGCTATGGTATGATCCGAACTTCCGATTGATGTGTGAACAATACGTTGAGAGGATGGAAAAAGATGGTATACATGAACGCCGATTTATTGCCTATTTGAAAGATGAACTTGTTTCTGATTCAAAAATACTGAAAGTGAAAACTCG